TCAATCTACTTTTGCAACACTTTGCTTTGAAAATGCCGCCTTTTGTTTTGAACGCGTTCTCATTACAAACAATAAAGCCCCACTATCCAGTCGGTAAAAAATGTGTTTCATTGCAACCCAGTGACGAGTAAATGTTTTGGACCAGTTTTTAGTTGTCACTCCCGCCAGTAATGCCAGCTCCTGGTATTCATAACCTTCCCCACCAAAAAGTTCTGCTTTTACTGCCTGCGCCGCCAGCCAGATTAATTTTTTCAGGCGTTCCTGCGTTTTCCCTGCAATTTTTCTGGTACCGGATTGAGTATTAAATTCGTTCCACGCCCACTGTGTTATCGCGATCTGATGCTCCCAGCAAATGTTTCCGCCGTAACACCACAACAACCAGGCTTTATGATGCTCTTCAAGAGACAGCACAGCCCGCCGCCATGATGATGTCGAAAACTCAACCGGGCTGACCAGGGCAATTGATGAGCCTTTCGCCAGTGATTGTTTTCCCGGGATTGGTGGATTATCCCGCGTTATCATTTTTCCAGTCACTTCATCGCGGTACCGGATTTTTTTACGCCTGTAACGCCCTGTATCAAACATGGCATTCTCCTGCCAGGCTTCAAGCTGACCTTTTGTTGCCCCACTCAAATCAGCGGTGGCGATAATGAGCTGCTCGCGCACAAACTGTAAATACTGGTTATTCATGCGCACTCCAATTCTGTGATTTTTATCCCCAGCCGCCCACCAGGAACGAGCTGACCGCGCACAATATTGATTTCATCAAGCTGCTCGTCGTCTATGAGTAGTCCGGCATGCGTCAGCGCATCCAGTGGTGCTTTCAGGATATTGTCCAGGTCACGACGACGTTTATCCGGTGGCTCTGCAATCACCTTTATCGCCAGCCGTCCGGACAGGTTTAATTTCAGCCGCTGCTGGCGAACAATTAGCGCCACATCACGGCGATAACGCTCACCGGCTTTTGATACAAAATATGTGCTGCCACGACGTCGCCAGTAGGTGTTCACCGTTGGCGGGTAAGGCAAAACAAATTCTATGCGTTCGGTCATTTATGCTTTCCACTTCAGGACACCCGAATTTCTCGCGTGCATTAAAAAACGAATCAGCAACAACAGCTGGCTGCCGTGTTTTTCTTCAAAATCTTTTACCCCGGTGTGCAGTTCGTTATGACATTTACGGCACAATGGAATAACAAACAAATCGTCAGCCTTTGTTCCCATCCCTCCCAGTCCATGACCAATGATGTGATGCGGATCATCTGCCTGATTACCGCACGTCATGCATTTCTGCGTTTTTACCCAGCGCGTGTATACAGGCATCTCTTCCCGTTGTGGTTTCTGGCGCTGGAGATACTGAGCCGGTGACTCCGGATCAACGGCAATGCTGACCACTGTCTTTTCCTGTGGCGGGTTTTGCTGGTGGGCGTGAGGCAGCGGCGCAAGATTTTTTGTGCGCTGCTTCAGTATGCTGGTGGCGGTCTGCTCTCCCGGCACGATGTCGCTCTCGCGGTATACTGAGCGAATTTTTTCCGCGCGCAATCCCAGCGAACGACGTAATACCGTCTCCGGTAGTGCGTCCGCTACGTTATTTATGGTTGCCCACCAAGATAATTCAGCCAGCGATAATTCCCGCTCCTGCGTGCCATTCATTGCATGGTGTATGACGTCAATCATCCATGCTGACAGGTTTTGATGAGCAAGTTGCTCGAGTGATTCGGATGTCTGGTCACGCAGCTGGTTGTCGCAGTGCCAGCACAACACCATTGCGCCGGTACCATAACGGTGAATAACGGTTTCGCTGTGATGATAATCGCCGTGTGGCCACTGGCAGGATTTAACATGACGCAGGAGCCAGTCAGACAGTGCACCAGCGCCGCCGGCAGCACGAATCACCCGCTCATCGCTGAAAAATGGCAGCAGAGATTTGTCTTCCGCCAGCGGCTGGCGAACGGCAGGAACGACCCCGGACGGCAGACCGCGCATGCTTTTTGGCTCCGGTTCAACCAGCACTCTGCCGTTATGGAATACCTGCATGGATTCACGACCTGGCTTAACGATAACCACCCCAAGTTCCGGCACCAGAACAGGTCGAAGTAATACCCGCACGTTACCTCCAGATGCGTTGCTGGAATGTGCGGGACGGACGCGGTGGGCGTTCGGAATAAGGGAGCCTGACAGAAATTATCCAGTGTCGGAAGTCAGGGCTGAGGTCTTTCTGAAAGTCGTACCCACGCCTGCGGTAGTTCTGAATCAGCCATTCGGCCTGTTCTTCAGTGCATGGGGCATGCTGGTACCAGTCATATTTGAATGTATGAGAACGCCGCCCGTGCCAGCTGGCAAGGTCGGTATCAGAATTGTGATGTTTGGTATTGTGCGCCATCGGTTTTCTCTGCTGGCGCAGCAGGTGCCAGTTGTTCAGGCTAGCCTGTAGATTGTAAACCAGAATACGTAAAACAAAAAACCCGCCGAAGCGGGTTATGCCTAGTGAATTTTGCCTCTAAGAGTTCGGTAAGATTGTAGTGAAACAACATCACCACTTCCTGGCAGTTCATGAACCGCAGGAAGATCATCTCCTACTAACTCATAAAAAATGTCCACTTCTATATCCATTTCATCAGCTATACGCTGTGGGTCGTATCCTAACTCTTCAAATAAAAACGATAAAGCCCGACGGAATAACTCAGGACGCTCATGAGGGATTAGATAATCTTCTTTTTCATCAATAGCTTCCCCTTTCCGTTTCAACCCCATAAATGCAGTTCTGTACTGCTCATCAGTCAAAAGTCCTAATTGATGAGCCCTGTAAACAATGGCAGCCTTACTTACTTTCCATGTCAACTTAAATTGGCTTAGTCCCTGCCAATTTATCCTCCCCCCCACAGGTCTTGGAAAATATTTCGCCATCGACGTTCTGGGAAGCAACAGAGCAGAGGCAAAACGGTTTGCCTGGGATTCAGTTAATCTATCCCCAGTAGAAATTCCTTCATGAAGAATCAAATGGGCAACCTCATGAGCAATATCAAAGCGTTGCCTACAAGGTGAATTTTTAGCTGTATTTCGAACAATAAAAGGCCTTCGTAGAGGAACAGACAGTGCATCTACTTCATCCGAAACGGAGTCAAATGAAGTAACAAACGCCCCAAGTTTCTCGGCAAGGCGAGTCATATTTTCAATTGGGCCAAAGCCTAAGCCCCACTCAATACGACATTTTTCTGCCGCTCGCTCGATATCTTCTTGTGTATGGACACGAAATTCAGGAAATCGAACAGGTGACAAATTAAGGTTATCTTCAAATACATCAATAAAACGACGATAAAACTCAGCCTTAGCGAGTGTTGATAGCTTCGTTGACATCCTTGTCGAGGCGCGTTTACGAAAATGTACAATCTCTTCATTAACAGGAGAATGTTCCTGCCCTTCGAAAAAGGCGGGCTTCACGCGCAAAACCTCGGCTAATTTATTTATAAGCTCTGGGGATGGAGTAGCTGAACCAGACTCCAGTCGCTGTACATACTGGCGTGTTTTTTCAACCTTCTCAGCAACCTGCTCCAGAGATAGCTCGTGATACAGACGAGCAAGTCTTAAATTAGTACCGTTAAACACATTTCACCCACTATTTGCTATTTTGTTTCTTTTCCTTCTCAGTCTTAGACGCACTGATAGGTTCTAGTTCGATAGGTACCGGTGCTGGAGGTACATCATCGACAGAGTTCAGCATAACAACACGGTCCGCACCATATGTCCAAGTTGACACGATCTCACCAAACACGTTATAGCCATTAAAAATGACTCTACCACCCTCGCCTTCAAATTCAGGCTTTTCAACCACAAAGCGATGCATAGTTGGAGTAGTCTCCTCTGACTCAAAGAGTCGATCAGCATCATTTCTTTTGAAAAAACCGCGTTTCTTGGGGTTATCTGCGTCATCAGTAAAGAAACGAATAGGGACATTCCCAATTGAAAACGTAAGATCCATGCCAGGATTAAGTAGTCTTAACCAGTCATATGTCTTTCGTACGCACATTTGTAGCAACGCCTGCCGCTGACGCCCAAATGTACAACCACCACGAGTGTAATTATCATCATAGGGCGATGACAATAACTCATGAGTAATATCCTGTATCCTGAGCAACTCCTCAGCTATAATGGTTAAACGCTCCTCTGTTAACTCAGGAAAGAACTCCCAAGGGAATGGATGGTTCTGCATAGACACTTCTCCGCCTAATCCGTGCAAAAAACGACTTTTGTCAACCAAGATATTGGTGCATATTCATAATTTTGTCAACCAATAAAAAACCCGCCGAAGCGGGTTAAGTGCGGGTGCGTTGAGGATGCCTGACACATCAGAGGTGGCGAGGGATTTCTCCCTCGCCTGGTCTCTTACTCCTCAGGTTCGTAAGCTGTGAAGACAGCGACCTCCGTCTGGCCGGTTCGGATTCGTACCTCGCAGAGGTCTTTCCTCGTTATCAGTACCGCAACAATTTCGTATTCATGATTCATTTCATCTAAAACAGTTCATAAACCTAAATAAATTCAAAAAATCACAACACAAATAAATATAAATTATCTCATCCTGAAGAACGATAGGATTATTTAGAATTAATAACAATTAATGTAACAATAATTATCAATCCAGATTATTCAAATAAAATGTCATTTACCATATGGAGTTGTGAATGAACTTTAATTCATTTTTTATTTTGTTAACAGATAAATTCACGGATGTCCTAACTCTATTCACAGTCATTGCATCTCCTGGATTTAACAACTCTAATGGTTTAGACTTAGCACTTGACATTCTGCCACTACCCAGAAAATCATCAAGAATCACAATGTGATTATTAGGATCATCTGTTGTAAAATTACTAATATTTTGTCGAATTACCTCTCTTACAGCTTCGATGTACATTTTTGTCTGTTGATTTGGTTTATTCCTTGCTCCTGCCACTGTTGACCATCCGCAATGGGTAATAACCACCATCTGAATTTTTGGTGTATGGCCATCAGACGGCATTATCTTTCTAAATTCTGATGTTGGTTTAGTCAGAGTATCAATAAGTAATCTTAATGAATTAATCGATTGCTGATCTGTCCTCACTGGAACTATTAAAGCATCTGTTGCATGCCAAGATAAATGCGTCGCTCCAGAGAAAAAAGGTGATGTATCAATTAACGCTTTTGTAGTACCAGTTTCAACCATTTCTCTGGCTATTTCTTTCTTCAGAGAAAAAAGAATTGTATCAATAACAACCTGCTGAGTAGCCCCAGAAATTGTTCTGGCTTGAGCCAGAGCATTCGCCATTTGCGTAGGTAGAAGATAAAGTTGACTATCAGATTGAATAAAATAGTTATTCTTGCCCGCAAACCAAGCATTAGTTGATGATACTAGCTTTGCAGCACGCGTTGCAAATCCAAGCCCTGGAACAAAATAAGGCATTAAGAGGTCATTTGCAGTTGTGCTAGACGAAGATGCATAATTATTGTCAAAAAAATATGATAAATTTCCTTGCGGGCACGTATCCACGATTAATGCGTTATCCGCCAAATATGACAGATTAAAAGTTAAAGATGTCTTACCAATGCCTCCCCGTAAATTACATACTGTATATTTATCATATTTCGGCAAATTAAGACTTCTTACATTACCGTCAGCAACTTCGAATTGACGCTCTATCAGAGCATTAACATTTGATTCACTAGTCATATCGCCACCATTAGTTTTACACTTTTATTGATGATATGGAAAACTAACCTAGTTGTCAACAATGGATTAAAAAACAAACACACAAGCGTTTATCAAAAGCACCTTGATTGGTGATACTACCGTGTCTTTCAGCCAAACAGTTCAGTATGTAAAGCGAATCCAACATCAATTAAGAACGTTTTCAGCGCTCCCCCAGTTGTCTAGATGTCAAACTTCATGCGCTCTCCTGTCGAAATAAACGTACTGATTAATCATGCCCAAGGACATTTCGCGTTTTACAGCGATATCACGGCGGGGAACTCCACACTGATGAAGCTTCCGCACTAGCTCAATATCGCTTTGCGGATGTTTTTTTGATTGGTTATAACCCCCCCCCTCTTAACATCCTATTGATACCCAGTTCCTGCGCTTTCGCTCTGACAGCATAACTAGAACGATCAATCAACCCTCCTATGCTTTCGACCGTCAACGCGTCTACACAATTGCCTAAGCGCCATGATTTCCCTCATGCACAACCTGTTCACCGAATGTCTCTCGAAAACCATTCTGGTAAAATGCCAGTACACGCTGCATAGCTTCGCTCTTCCGGCACTCGCGACAGATTATATTCAGGCGCCTATCGTAGCGACGCATTTCTCCGTCTGGTAATGACCAGATAAGGTCCGGATCAACCACAGATGGTTTCTTCAGATTTGCCCTTGAGAGTTTTTTGCGGGCGTTTTGCCAGTCCTTACGAGCCTGTTCAGACGGGAATAACCCGTAGCCAGAGTTATATACATCGCCACTGGCAACCAGCTCTCTGGCGATAACACTCATCAGATATCTTGTCGCACCAGTTTTCGCTTCCAGTTGCCGTAACGTCTCGCGCCCGCTCTGGCGTACCAGCTCAACAACCTGCCCTTTAATTTTTTCTCGCTCTTCCTGTGTAAATACTTTTGCCATAAGCCCTCCCCAGGAATCACTTTTCCGGCACAATACGACTGGAGGAATCGACAATCTGTCGGACAATATCCCGGTGCTTGTTCAGCTCCCGCAGCGCGGCGCAAACTCGCTCCCACTTCTGGGCATGACTTTTCGCCCGGCGCAGTTCGCGGTTTGCCATATGCAGCGATGGTAAAATCAGGCCATCAGCTCGTGTTTCAGTGAACGATGGCAGCGACTGCACAATGTCCGCCACAGTTTCTGTTTTAATATCTTCCTGTGTTGCAGCTTCCTGTACTGGTAACGCAACACTTGCTGGCTGAGGAAAGGCTTTACCATCAGTTTCCGCTACCAATGCAGCTTTCGGCTCTGCTGGTAAATTATCGCCCGGTATGCAGTAGCGAAATTTACCGTTCTGGTTTACGCGTGCCAGCCGCCCCGTTGCGGTTACTACCGCCAGCGTGGAAGCAACCTTGCGAGTGCTGACACCGAACTTACCCGCCAGTTCCTCACACGTTTTAGCTCCCTCCTGACCGATAAACTCAATCATCATGTCAGCGGTAACTTTTCGTTCGACCTCCCTGGTTAGCACATCCTGTACTTCAGATTGTGCTGGCTGCTCTTCGGCTACCCCTGATTCACCTTCGCCAGCCACACGCCAGGTGTATACGCTTTTATCAACGAAGCCAGCCTTTTTCAGTTCCCACAGCTCGTTCAGTACTTCTTCACGACTGATATCAAGTCGCGCAGCCAGCTCTACCGACGTGGCTTTTCCCATCGCTTTCAGTGCGTCAAAAACGGTCTCCATTAAAATTTCCTCCCGGTAAAAATTACTTCTCAATACCTGGCTGACCAACATTCGGGCGCCAGCTCTCCCAGTTAAAATTCACCCAGCGCCCGCCGTTCATGGTCATGCGATCCATAATCCGCTCGCCGAGCAATGTTTTCATGGCCTCATAGTTCAGGTTTGTCAGCATCCCCACGCTGCGCATCGACGCTGTCCGGCGATCAACAATCTGGTGCAGTACCACCTGCTCGTTTTTCGTCTCGCGCTGAATACCAATTTCATCAAGAACCAGCAGATCCACTTCGCACAGTTCCCGCAAAAATTTTTCGCCTGATTGCCCGTCGTCATAGCTGGCGTGTAGAGCACTCATGACATCAGCCACGGTAACCACAATCACTGTCTGGCCATCTTTCAGCAGGCGATTCCCGATAGCCGCCGCTAAGTGGTTTTTCCCGGTACCAGGTTTTCCGCTGAATGCGAAATTTGTGCATCCGGTCATCAGTTCATCGGCGATGGATTTCGCCTGGCTCAACGCGTATCGCTGGCCGTCATTCTGCACCTGGTAATTCGCAAACGAGCACTTGCGGTGCAACGGCTGGATGCCGGAGCGATTCAGAATTTTTTCCACCCGCAACTGACGATTCTGGCGGTTGATCTCCTCGCAACGCTTCTGGCCTTCTGCAAGTTGCCACTCGCGCCACTCGTCCACTGTTCGGTATGGCGCGGTTACATGCTGCGGAGCCAGCTTACGGATGCGTTCAAGAACACCGCCTGTCGCAATATTTTTCATGCTTCGTTACCCCCTGAATCCCGGCGGAATTTCGGTGTCCGGTTCAGAAATGTGATTCACGCAACGCTGTACAGGCGAACGCCCCAGACGAATAACCAGCTCATCCCATTTTTCGCGAAGCTTTGACGGGCTCATGACGTTTTTTACCCAGAATGGATCCCGCTGTACCCGACCAAACATTTCGCAAATTTGTCTGTGAGTTCTGCCATCCAGCATCCGCATTGTGCGCACATCATTGGCCCATGCAGTCCAGTTGGGTTCTTTCGGTCGCATGATTTCGCCATCATCGCTGGCAGCCTGCTCGTAAAGACTCACGATTCGTCCCCAGATCCACTGCGCACACGCTAAATCCTCCTGGCTGCCCCACTGGCGTTTTTTCGCACTGAACACAACCGCGTCAGGGTGTCGGGTTAAAAAATCCTGTTCAGCCGTCTGCGGGTCCGGTTGCGAAGCGTCCGGACGAAAAGATCTTTTATCTGACGGATCAGGTTTTAATACTGACGGATCGGGGCCAACCATCGCCCCCCTATCCGACTGTTTTTTATCAATGGTTGATCCATCAAAATTTGAGGGGTCAACCGTTGAGGGGGCAATATTTGACGGGTCATTTTTTGCCTGGCTAATTTTTCTTTTCGGTTTATATGCCTCACGCGCCGCCGCTGCTGCTGCTTCGAGTTTTTCCACATTAAGGCGGTAGATATTGCTTTCATTACGCCCACCGACCTTACGTTCCTCCTTCTTCAGCCAGCCGTTCTTTTCCAGTTCCGCTATCGCCGCTTTAACCGTTGATTCACTCTTTGCTCCAATCTGACGACGAATGGTCTCCACTGCAGGCCATGACACACCTTCGTCATTGCTGTAATCTGCAAGGCGAGCCATTACTGCCACCCTGGATAAGATCATGCCGGTGAAGGCACACCCTTCCCAGACAAGACCATGAAGCTTGCTGCTCATAAAAAACTCCGAACACCGTGCTTTTAGTGCATCACCACGGCATTTCCCGCCGGACCACCACGATTCATCTGATTGAAACCAGCGATCGCCACTGCGACAAAATCATCAGCGTCTCTCACCAGTCGTTCCCGCATCTCCACCAGCTCCCGAAAATAGGCTGAACTGTGGCTGCGCATTCGGGCCACCAGCAGAGGTGGCATTGCCTTTTCGATCGCCGGTAACAGCGCCTGAATTTTTTTAACCGCATCAGGGGTGTCTTTCTCCACCCAGCGGAAAATTTTCTGAGTATTGCGAGCCAGGGCTTCCGGATGCCTGTCGTCATATAGCTCTGGGAACGTCATACCAAGCTCAAAATAAGCCCGGGTTATTTCAGCTGCTGGAACTTTTTCGCCATCAGGACGCGCCCAGGCATTCATCGCCATGCGGATGTGTTCATGCTTGATTTTCATGAATCAACTCCATCAGATAAGCATGCACTACAATCACCTTCAGCATGAACTACATGTGTTTGCCCCAAACGAATGCCGCTCGCATACTCAGGCCAAATAAGCTCCCAATCATGGGGTCGTAGCTCCGCCCTACTTACTTGGCCTTCCGTCGCAGATTCGATCATAAGGGCGCGGGTTGGAGATATAGCTGCTCGTCCAGACGCCATTTGCGATAAGTAAGATGGCGATACACCAAGTCTGGCCGCGAATTTCTTAGCATCACCAACCCTCAATGATTTAATAAACTCTTTTAATGTCATACCTTCCTCGGTTTAGTGTTTTTTTGCGAGTTTAGTGTTTAATAAACCATTAAGTCAAGTATTTGCTTGTTTAGTGATTACTAAAGATAATTACCACATGCAAAAAAAAGAAATTCGCCGTTTACGTCTCAAGGAGTGGTTTAAAGATAAAACTCTGCCACCCAAAGAGAAGAGCTACCTATCTCAACTAATGAGTGGGAGGGCCTCGTTTGGAGAAAAGGCTGCCAGAAGAATAGAGCAAACATACGGGATGCCGGAAGGGTATCTGGATGCGGAATACGCAGAACAACCGGAAGTTTCTCCACCACATGCAGGGTTAACGTCTAATCAACTGGAATTATTGCAGATTTTTTCAGCCTTCCCTGAGGATGAGCAACGCCAGATAATCAGCGAGTTAAAGCAGAAAAAAGAATCAATGGAAGATCTCATAGCGAGATGGATTGCGGCGCAAAAATGCCGCCGCGCCTGAGTTATAAAACCGGAGGAAACATGAATAGAGCCCTTTCACCAATGGTTTCTGAATTTGAAACCATTGAACAAGAAAACAGTTACAACGAATGGCTGCGTGCGAAAGTAGCAACGAGCCTTGCAGATCCGCGCCCAGCAATTCCCCATGACGAAGTTGAGCGCAGAATGGCAGAACGCTTTGCTAAAATGCGCAAGGAACGGAGCAAGCAGTAAAATGTTACCCGTGTTATGGCTTGAAAGCGCAGATACCGACCTAGATGATATAACTAGCTATATTGCTCGTTTCGACATAGATGCGGCTGAACGCTTATGGCAGCGATTAAGGGGTTGTGTGCTGCCGTTATCCGAACATCCGTATTTATACCCACCAAGCGACAGAGTACCTGGCTTGCGTGAGATTGTAGCCCACCCTAACTATATAATTCTATACCGCGTAACAACATCAAGCGTTGAAGTAGTAAACGTGATCCACGCAAGACGCCAGTTTCCCTAACTTTCACTACCAATAGAAACATAACAACCGCAACGACTTTATCAAAAGCGTTGTGTTTGTTACGCCCCGTGGTTTAGTTTTTACTTGACTTAAGTTTAATGTTTATTAAACTAAAAATACCAACCCACCCCGCCCCACAGAATGCAGGGCAATACTTCGAGTTACCAGGCAGTGGTCAGGGGTTAAGTAGCCAGCCCGAGGCGTAAGAACATGACGGCAGGGTTCAACTTTAATAACTATGCAGCAGGTTTTTGTTCCGCTACCCCGGCGTTAAGGGGAAATGAGGTCAGCATGGATACTATCGATCTTGGCAACAACGAATCTCTGGTATGCGGCGTGTTCCCCAACCAGGACGGTACGTTCACCGCGATGACATATACCAAAAGCAAAACGTTTAAAACCGAATCTGGCGCGCGTTGCTGGTTAGCCAGAAACAATGAAGTTATCGACAAAGATCGCGAAGACTGGAAGCGCATTTCCGCATCAATGCGCAAACAACCCGATGCCGTCCGCTACGACCGTCAGACTATTTTTGGCCTTGTCCGTGAGCGTCCGATCGACATTCACAAAGATCCCGTAGCACTGAACAAATACATCACTGAATACCTGGCGACAAAGGGCGTGTTTGAGGATGAAGAAACAGACCAGAACGCTGCTGATATTCTCCAGCCGTCAGCAGCACAAACTGATGCAGTGGAAACTGAAGTATCTGATACCCAAAAAAATGAAAGCACGCTGGAAACTGAACCATCTGTAGAGCGTGAGGGGCCGTTCTACTTCCTTTTCACCGATAAGGATGGCGAAAAATATGGTCGTGCAAACAAACTTTCTGGTCTGAATAAGGCGCTGGCTGCAGGGGCTACTGAAATCACGAAAGAAGAATATTTTGCCCGCAAAAACGGTACATACTCAGGCTCACAACAAAATACTGGTGCATCTGACACGACCGCACAACCAGAGCCGGTAAAAGTTACCGCTGACGAAGTAAACAAAATTATGCAGGCAGCCAATATCAGCCAGCCTGACGCTAATGAACTGCTTGCTGCCTCTCGCGGAGAATTTGTTGCAGGGATTAGCGACCCGAATGATCCGAAATGGGTGAAGGGGATTGAAACCCGCGATTCTGTGAACCAGAACCAGCAAGAAACGGAACAGAACGACCAGAAAGCGGAACAAAACAGCCCAAATGCGTTACAAAACGAGCCGGAAACAAAACAACCTGAGCCAGTAGCGCAACAGGAAGCGGAAAAAGTCTGCACCGCCTGCGGTCAGAGCGGTGGCGGCAACTGCCCTGATTGTGGCGCGGTGATGGGCGACGCAACATACCAGGAAACATTCGATGAAGAGAATCAGGTTGAAGTTCAGGAAAACGATCCGGAGAAAATGGAAGGCGCTGAACATCCACACAAGGAGAATGCTGGCAGCGCTCAGGACCACGCCAGCGATAATGAAACTGGCGAGGCGGCAGATCACTCAATTAAGATGAACGGTCATCACGAAATCACATCCACCAGCAGGACGTGTGACCATCTAATGATCGACCTCGAAACCATGGGAAAAAATCCTGATGCCCCGGTTATCTCAATAGGTGCAATATTTTTCGATCCGCAAACCGGAGATATGGGACCGGAATTTAGTAAGACTATCGATCTGGAAACTGCTGGCGGAGTCATTGATCGGAACACCATTAAATGGTGGCTGAAGCAATCACGCGAAGCGCAATCTGCCATTATGACCGATGAAATCCCGTTAGATGATGCACTGTTACAATTGCGAGAATTTATCGACGAAAACTCCGGTGAATTTTTTGTTCAGGTCTGGGGAAATGGAGCCAACTTCGACAACACGATTTTGCGCCGTTCATACGAACGGCAGGGGATCCCCTGCCCGTGGCGTTACTACAACGATCGCGATGTACGCACAATCGTTGAGCTGGGGAAAGCCATAGACTTCGATGCCAGAACGGCTATTCCATTCGAAGGTGAGCGCCATAATGCACTTGATGACGCTCGTTACCAGGCAAAATACGTTTCAGCTATCTGGCAAAAACTGATCCCGAGTCAGGCTGATTTTTAATGTTCAACCGTCGCCAGTTGTCGTTGGTATTCTGCAACTGGCGCGTTCCGGAGTGATAGCCATGAGCGAACAGTACCTGATAACGCTCGATGAGTGGAAGCCAAAACGGTTCAGTCTCCCAATAACAAACACTACCCTGGTGAAATACGGAAAACTAGGATACATCGTTCCAAGACCACAAAAAATTCGTGGGCGTTGGCTGATAGATCGCCGAGCAGTATTTGTTGGACCTGGTGAAACAGGAATTGCGCCGGAAATTCATACTGGCGATGATGATGCACTGAAGGAGATTTTAACTCATGTCACCGAGGCCACGAAAAAACAGCACTGACGTAGCCGGACTTTACGAAAAATTTGATCGCAGAACTGGCAGAGTTTACTACCAGTATAAAAACCCTGTGACTGGAAAATTTCACGGGCTCGGAACAGACAAAGGTAAGGCAGAAAAAATCGCTTCCACAGCCAATCAGCGAATAGCTGCAGCAGAGGCTGAATATTTCATGCGCAAAATTGATGAAAGTCCGTCAGCAACAACGCGTCGGGGTATCAGATTAAAGGCATGGGTTGATCGATATCTGAAAATACAGGACACGCGACTGAAAAATGGAGATATTGCAGCTACAACTCACAAAGAAAAAGCCAGAATGGCTGCATACCTGGTTTCCCGTCTGGGAAACCACCCATTGAAAGAACTGGAAGTAAGAGACTTTGCATTAATACTGGATGAGTGGCTGGATAAAGACATGGTCAGCACAGCGAGAGTAAATCGTGGATTATGGGTTGATATTTATAAAGAAGCACAGCATGCAGGGGAAGTTCCTCCTGGATGGAATCCTCCGGAGGCCACCCGTAAACCGATCCCTAAAGTAACCAGAGCCAGACTCACCCTGGAAGACTGGCAAAAAATTTACAACGCAACGCCAGAAAAACACTTTATCCGTAACGCAATGCTTCTTGCGATTGTTACTGGTCAGCGCCGTGATGACATTTACCACATGCGTTTTTCAGATGTGTGGAACGAACATTTGCATATCACCCAGGGAAAAACCGGAATGCGTCTGGCGTTACCGCTTACACTACGCTGTGATGCCATTGGGATAACGTTAAAAGAAGTTATTGATGGGTGCCGAGACAGAATATTAAGTCCATATCTAATCCATAGTCGGCACCAGAAACAACCGAAGCCGATGAGTAAAGACAACCTGAGCGACTACTTTGCCAAAGCACGGGATCTGGCTGGGATAATTCCACCAGCAGGAAAAACTCCGCCAACATTTCATGAACAACGCTCTCTATCAGAACGGCTGTACCGTGCACAGGGTATCGATACAAAAACATTACTAGGACATAAAGTCCAGGCAACCACCGATCGCTATAACGATACTCGAGGTCAGGAATGGGTTAAGTTGGTTATTTGA